AGAAAAAAAGTCCAGAAAAAGTAAACAACGAAAGAACGAGCTATTTGACTGACGATATGGTGTCAGAAAACTGGCAGCTTCTTGAGGTGTGCCGTCAGCACTATGATAAACTTGCCGACTTTAGAGACCGCAGGCGAAGGGCACGTAAATATCTTCGTGGTGACCAATGGCATGAGCTTGTAGAGGATGAGGAAGGTAATACTATCACCGAAGAGGCTTACATTAAAACCCTTGGGAAAATACCGTTTAAACAGAATGTAATCAGGCAGCTACTACGCTCCATACTCGGTCAGTACAGGACGAACAGGAGTAAGACCTATGTGAAGGCCAGAACACAGGAAGTGAACAACATAAGCGATATGCTCACCAACACGTTGCAGAGTGCCCAACTTAACAACGCAACGCAGGAGCTTGACGCCAGAAACGCTGAGGAGTTCTTCCTGTCAGGGGCAGCCATCAGTAAGACTACCTACACGTGGATAAAAGAAAGAAACATCGAAGATGCTTTTGACCAGAACGTGAACCCAAACAGGATATTCTTCAATACCGACATTTCAGACATAAGGCTCACAGACCTGCGCCTGATAGGTGAGATCAAGGACGTTCCAATAGACAAGGTGATAACAGCCTTTGCACGTAATGAAGCCGATGAAGCCAAGATCAGATCGTGGTACAGCAATGTTGACCCCAGGGATATTATACTAACCCATGACGGACTTAGTGCCGACAGGATGGACAACCTTGATTTTTATATACCAAGCGATCCGGGCAAGGTGAGGGTTATCGAAGTGTGGGAGCTTGTAAGTGATTGGCGTACACGGGTACACGACTACCTTGACGGGACATACTTCATCAGTAAAAAGCCTGTATCCTATTTCGATGAGATAAATAAGCAACGTATTGCACTGGGTGCTGAAAACGGCATGACCCCGGAGGAGATACCATTGATTGACACCGTTCGCATGAACGATGAATTTTGGGTGGTAAAATACCTGACCCCTTACGGGCAGTGCCTGTTCCAGAGCGAAACCATGTACAAGCATGAGGAACACCCCTACACGTTGACGTTGTATCCGCTTATTGACGGAGAGGTGTGGGGACTCGTGGAGGATGTCATCGACCAGCAAAGGAGCATAAACCGGATGGTGAGCCTCATCGACTTTATGATAGGAAACGCCTCAAAAGGGGTGCTTATGGTTCACGAATCATCCATCCCTGCCGACATGGACATTGATGATTTTGCCGATGAGTGGACAAAATACAACGGGGTGATTAAGTTCACGGGTAAACCCGGTGTCCCAATCCCACAGCAGGTAACGGCAAACATAACCAATATAGGAGCACATGAGATGCTTTCGATGCAAATGAAGATGATACAGGACATCGCAGGTGTTTCCAACGCCATACAAGGCAAGGAGGCAAAGAGTGGCACACCGAGCAGCCTGTACGCTCAGGAGGCATTAAACTCAACTATCAACACCCGTGATATGTTTGACGTGTACGCATGGCACAGGAGAAGGCGTGACACCAAAATGCTTAAGATCATTCAGCAGTTTTACGATGAGCCAAGGTATGTAGCCACATCCGGAAATTCATTTAAGAAGGATGCCGCATACTACAAGCCAGACGTGGCAGGCAACACCGATTTCGACCTTGTATTGGTAGAGGGTGTTGACAGCCCTGTTTACAAACAGATTGTTGACGACCAGTTGAAGGAATTGCTACAGATGAATGCTATAACGGTGAAGATGTACCTTGAGAACTCCTCTTTGCCTTATGCAGAAAAGTTACTTGAGCAGTTGAACACACAAGAACAGCAAATGCAGCAAGGTGGAGCTATGAACCTGCCTGCTGAACTACAACAAGAAATAGCCGGAAATGCTGACCCCAAAGCCATGAATATGCTCAGTCAGTATATGAGTGGTAAAAATTAGCCCTGTTCATTTGCACCCGGGACGTCCATGTTTTCATGGCGTCCCTTTTTATTTAGCGGAAGTTCCTCTCCGGTTATGGCAAAGTAAAAATTTTGGAGTTGGTGGACGTGATTAATGTTCGGGCGTTTACTTAATGGACAATTAATACCCTGACAAACTATAATACCATTGCTCTCAAATGTAAGATAAATTCGTGTATCATTTTCTTTATTTAATGGGATATATGAAAATATACCCTCTTCGTCTGTTATTGCTCCAAGTTCAATAAAGCGACCTTCTGTTAACTCAATCCCCTGCCCGATAACGTTATTATGGTAAATTTCAAATATTATCGTATAATCAACCGTTACTTGTTTACCCATGTAGTTTATGATGTTTCCGATTCGTAGTTCTCGTGGGTTCATTATTATAATTTATGATAAATTTCTTTGATTACTTTGGCATCCCATAGGGCATTGTGTTTGTTTGAAAATTCAATATCTAAATCTTCAACTTCCTTCGGGTTAAATTCAATAAGATTTAAATGTGGATATTTACCATCATAGTACAAATCCTCTCGGTTCAGATCAAACGCCTCTCTTACACTTATTCTTTTTTTAAAGGCAATGAGGTCGTTTAAGTCCATTGGTACTGGAGAAATGTTTTCGGGAAGTTGTGGAAGTCCGGTTTTAAAATCTGGAATACCTTTACTATGACATGTGGGACATTTACCATTAAAGCCATTCTCATTTTCCTTAACATCCCACTCACCCAACAACTGAACCATCCAGTACCAGTCATAAGTTGCACAATCCCCAACAAACTGAATATCATAGTCGGAGAATTGTTTGAGCCAATCAAATAAATAATTTTTAATTGCCCCAGTGGTTCCAAATATTTCTGGATTTATATTGTATGTTGGAAAAGTTGAAAACCCATTGGTAATACAAGAGCAGTCTTTATCCGCATCAGGCAAGTCAGGCCACACCTTATTTAGTCTTTCAACATATTTAGACCCGTAATAGCTTAACTTACTAACCACATTCTCTTTAACCCAATCATCACAACGGTTAATGTCGAAGTCTGAAAATTCAGCGTAGAAACTTTTTTCAGGAAAAAAGTCAGATTGTTTTTGTCCAAGAAGTACTTTTGCTAATATTTTCGGATCGGTATTAATATCTGTTCTCTTTTCATCACTCACAATACCAAAACTAATAGGCTGTGCATCTGGACTAAGACTTGTAAACTCAAAGTCGAAAAATAATTTAATTTCTTTTTTCATGATTACAAAGTTAAGTTAAAAATTGCAAAGTTAAGTTAAAACATGGGTCTTTCCCCATCGCCAGTCTTTGACCTGCTTTCGTGTATGAAGACGGATAATGCACAACCGCTACCCGGCACGAGTTAGCACCCATGGCGCACAAGCAAGCCCATCGCTCCGTAAGACATCACGGAGTCTAATCCCGGGTACATGTTAAAACGGTAAATCGTCAATATCTTCGTCATCAAGGTTCGATTGTGTTGGCGACTGAGCCTGCACGGGCTTTGGTTCATACACATGTTGCGCTTTCGGATCGGGGACTACCTCTTTGGCTTCCCTGTTCTTATCGGGGCGTGAGAGTAACGCTGTACGCTCAGCCACAACCTCGGTTATATACCTTTTCGATCCCTCCACCTCGTAACTACGGGTCTTTAATCTACCCTCCACCTCAATCAAATCGCCCTTGATTAGCTTTGTAGCCTTGAATAAAACAATGTTATGGAAGTCTGTCACCTCCTGCCATACACCGTCCTTATCCTTGTAGCTGTCGCTTGTGGCAATGCTGAACGATGATTTAACTCCTCCGTTATCGAAGGTTATTTCTTTTACATCCTGGCTTATCCTCCCAACGAGTAGTACTTTGTTCATGTCTAATAAGTTTATCGTGTAATATAATTAGCTTCTCTTAACACATCCTCCCATTTCACATTGCGGTCAAACTGCCCCCTGCGAGGAAGGCGCATCATCAGAAAGTTATTCCGGTTGATTATAACATAGTCACCATTGTAGTCCTTCAGCACAACGTGTTTCATCCCGTTTTTTACCTCGCTAAGGTAGTCAGCATTGCGGCATGCTCTCCTGAATGCCCGTTTGTCCATAAATATCCGATAACCCGTAATAATGGGTTTAACAAACTCCTCAAAAAGGAGCATCAGTACAAGTTTAAAAAATTTTAATAGCTTCATGATTTTATTATTTAAGGTCAGTATATCTCAATCCCATACACCAGCTTTTGTAGTTTATGGTTTGTTTATTTTCCATGCCACGATCAATGGTCTGGTCATACCATTCGATGAACCCGTGTTTGGGTTGCTTCGTGTCTATGTCCAGTACAATATCCGAAATCTTCATGGAGAAGTCGCTTACCGATACTATGCCCAATAGGTCGTCAGCAACAAAGTACTCCACCTCTACCTCATGTTTCTTGCAGAACTTGTCCACATAGGCTAATACAGCCAGCTCAAGTGCTTTTTTTAACTTCGATTTACGTGGTGCTTTCATTGGTTTTATATTTTGTAAATAATGCAATACTTATATGCAGGTGGACAGCCCAATAACATGAGCGAGGAGAGGTCAAAGCTCATTCCGGTTGTCTTCATGGCAACATCATGGGGAATGTCATACAGACCTCCTGTATAAACAAGATTTTTTGCATTTACATCAGCCACACAAGGTTCTTCTTTCAACCTCTTTATGGCGTAACCTGTTTTAAATTCTGTAGTCATGTTAAAATGTAGCTTCGTTTTTAATCCGTGATTTACTCTTTTGCTTAAAGGCTTTCATTGCCTCCGGGTTGATTATACGTGGTGGGTCCATGTCGAAGGTTGACACCCACAGCCCAATATTTGTTGACATCTCTATATCGTCATGACAACCCTCATTAGCACCAAATGTACCATCTGGTTTCTTTTCATACGTGTCAGATTCATCACAGGCTCTGGAGTCCCTTTCGATGTATCCATCATCACGCATGGCCGCAAGTTTGTTGTCGATAAGCATTTTCTTTGATGAACGGTTGGTATGAAATCCGTACTTTATGGGGACACCCTGTTTGACTACATCACGGTTGCTGCTCTGGATGTACAGGTTATCGTAATAGTCGGCTATCTCATTAAGTATGGTGCTGAACCCATCCTCATCATCATTTTTGTACTTCTTAAGGGAATTGTTCTCGAACACCACCATGGCATTGTTGTAATATGTACCCACCTGCACGGCAAGCCAGGCAAGCAGGTCATTGTCGATATGTATTCTTAACGTGGCCACAAATTCAGGTACACCTCCGTGAATCATCCAATACCTGTCCAGAACCCTGATAACAGACCAGTCGGCATCCTTCGACTTACCTCCAATGTCAACACTCACAAGATACCTATTCGATACATTGATACTGTTGTCGGGTAAATCCCATATCCAGAAATCACCGTTTGGTGTTTCTTCAAATCTGATCTTTTTTAAAGCCTCCTTACCTTTGTCACTGTTGGCAAACAACTGCCCCATGTACATAGGTTTGGAGCAGTTTACCCGTGCCTGCTCCACTATATTTGGAGGATACACACGTCTGCCTGTGTTCTGGAATGCCTCCTCTGCCGAGCTTGGGAACTCCGACCTCATGCGCCATGTGTCGCCACCAAACTCTTTTAGTTTGTACCTGTACCATTTAATACCCTCCAGTGTAGCACCAATAGACCATAAATATTTTTCGTAGTCGTTAAGCCTGTCGTAGAATTTATTTGCCTCACCTCTGCTCATGGTCTTGGTGCGGTACTGTTCAATCTCAAACCACGGTATGAATATATGGTCAAGGTTGTTGTTCCCGTTGACGGCATCATTGTAGGTGTTGTGGAAGTAATTACCCACACCTTTTGCCGTTGATTCAAGAACATAAACGGTGTAGGGCATTGAGTCTATACTCCCCAGAATGGACTGAGCAAGGTCTTTAGGCTCTTTTCCCTCTGTTTTTTTCCATAGGGCTACCTCGCTAAGGTGAGCCATGGCGATGTCATCAGAACGGATGCTGTCAGGCGACTGCATAGAACCTATGGTGATCTTATTGCTTCGCTCCGGCATAATCTTAACGTTAACCATGTTCTCAAATGGCTTTAGTTCGATGCCATCATAATGCTTTGCTAGCGTGGTGTACATGTACCGGATGTTTGTAGCCTGCTGGTTTAGCATGGCGGCAATAAGGCTGTTCCAGTTCGTTTTGTGCAGTATCTGTATCCATGCCATGTAAATCTGAACCAGTGTGCTCCCTCCCCATTGCCTTGCTTTTAGTATGATCATCCTTATTGGGACTCCAGCCTTCCTCATTCTTTCCAGCTTGGCCAGCGTCCTTCTCTGTGGACGATTCAGCTTAAAGGGTATCAGGTCGCCACCACCCTTGGGTTTTATCTTGATGAGCTTGTATGCCCAAAATTCAAAGTCATGCTTGTATCGTATTTCAGTGAACAACATAAAGGCATCCTCGAAAGCATGCTCACCCCATTTGGTTAAAACAAATTTCTCAAGCGTGCCATGTTCAATTGCATCCATAATGAGCTTTTCCTGCTTCATGGTAACAGGAATGTGAACCGAAATGTCATCAGTTATATTAAACTCAAAACGTTCAATGAGTCCACCCATACCCTTTATGGGATTGTAGGGTGCATCAAGAACCTGATTGCGTTTTTTATTCTCCTGATATACGTCCTGCATACTCATTTAGTGCTCCAATCTTATCACGAAATTCATCTATTTCAATCTGGTTTGGGATATACCTTAGTTTCTGCATGCGTCTGATGACACGGGACACAAAAGGGGTGTCGATATAAAAGTAATCGGCTACTATCTTGTAGTACTCGATCAGGTTCATGTTGTTCGACATATTTTTTGAATGGAAGTGTTTTAAAAGCAGGCTGTAGAAAATGTACATCTCCCGATGTTTTACCAAAAAATCCTTGCGGTGACACTGAACCCTCTGTATCATAAGCAAAATTTATAGTTTAAAGCGCAAATATAGTTTAAAATTATAAAAAAGGGAACTCATTACCTATAAATTAATTAACAATGTTAGATTTTTACAGCCTAAATGTTATACACACACGAAATAGTTATATAGTGTAAAATTAAGTTTAAAGCAAATGGAAGGTTCATCAGGAAATTCGGCAGCTTCATCGGGACAGGGCAATAACCCGGGCGGAGCACCTTCGGCAGGTGGCGACAACGGTTTGGGTAACCAGGCTGTTTCAGCTACACAGACTACCGATGTGGCCACGAATGAAAATGTAAGCGATCAGGAACAGAAGCCTGATCATCGCAAATTGTTTCGCTCAAGGTTTAAAAAAGAGGGTGACGACTTTGACGTGGATAACGATGAGACGTTTTACCCCAAAGCCATGGAGCACATCGATACATTGGAGAAGTACAAAACGGATAATACGGCCATCAATAAAAAAATGATCGACACCCTAAAGGCTAACCCGGAGGCAGCAGGATTCATGCGTGATTTGATGAAGGGGGCATCCTTACAGGAGGCACTCGCCCGTAACATCGACATGGATTCTATTAAACCCATGGAAGGTGATCCGGATTATGACTCGTGGAAGTCGAACCTTGAAAACAGACAGAAGACATTGGCAGAGAAGGAAGCCTACATCAAGGAGATTGAGACCAATACCCAGATGACTACGGCTGAGCTAAGAGCTTTCAGGGATGAGAACCAACTCACCGATGATGAGGCCATGCAGTTTATCGACTCCGTTGACGAGATGATAGCCAATGCCGTTAAGGGTAAGATTGATAAAAAGACCCTTACAAAACTCTACCGTGCCATGAACGCTGACAAAGAAATTGAGGCAGCCGTGGAGAAAACAAAGGTGGATGTGAGAAATGAGAAAATAGAGGCCGTAAAAGAAAAAGACCTGAACCCGAAAGTGGGTGATGGATTACCAAGACTTGACGGCACAAACGTGGACAAAGAAACTACCAAGCAAAAGACTGATCCCTGGGCTTCGGCAGTAGATGAGGATAACAAACGCAGAAACATTTACAAATAACTAATTAACACAAAAACGAAATGAAAAAACAACTTTTTAAAACCTTAACATTTGTCACTACATTAATTGTAATGGCATGCGGACTGGCTGGACTGGCCGGATTTATCGACATTAGCTGGATTGACGCAGGTGGAGTGTCCATCGCTGTGGCATCAGCAGCATCCGTGGTACAGGAAACTGTAGATACGCAAAATACGGCAGCAGCCTCTACCGATCTGCTTACGAATACCATTGATAAGAAAATAAGCCTTATCCGTCCTGATAAACACCCACTTGATACAATCGTCAGGAACATTGGTATTGTAGTACCCGTGCAGTCGTTTAAAACAGAGTACTATGCCGTTGAAACACGTGGTATTGAAGATACTGTAAAAACTCAGTTTGCCTCCACCACCTCAAGCAATAACGCATTGTGGAAAACCCATAGTCTTATCGTTACCAATATCCATATCTGGCAGGTTGACGACAACGGATTTATTCAGGGAACTACCGGAAGTGACGGCAAGGAGATTGTATTCCACGTTATTGCTAAAAACGCAACCGACTACACACTGACCATTGTTACCCCGAACGGTACTGGCGACAATGCTGCCGACCTCCCATTGCTTGTGGTTGGAACTAAAATCACCCGTATCGGCAACTCCAAGGCTGAGCTTGATGCACAGACAAGCCCATTTGCTGTATTCCCACAGAAGTCGTACAACTACTGCCAGATACACATGGCTCAGGTAGAAGAAGGTTTGTACGCCAAACTGCACAGCAAAGAAGTACAATGGAACATTAACGACTTCCGCTCAGAAGCCCTGTATGACATGCGTAGACGTATGGAGTTGTCGAACCTTGTTGGGTTTAAGTCGATGATTTACGACAGCACCGGAGAGGACTATAAATATATGGCAGGTGGTATCATGAGAGATATTTCAAAGGCATTAACCTATAGCTCTACTGAACTTGATACCGACACCTTTATAGGATGGACTAAGGACATCTTCACCGGGAACAACGGTAGCGACACCCGTGTGCTGTTTGCCGGAAGCACCCTTATGGAGTCGATGAGTAAAGTGCCTACCGTACAGAAACAATTAACAGCCGAAAACGTGATGGTAAAATGGGGTGTTCGCTTCAACCGTATCGAAACCAACTTTGGTGAACTGCTCGTTAAGCACCACACCACCCTTACCGATCTCGGATATACGACCAAGGGCGTTGTTTTGGATATGGCCAACATCGAAAAACACGTCCTGAAATCGCTTGAGACCAGAAGCGTTGATTTAATAAAATCGGGACAGAAACTCGCCAATGCTGATAACATTTCAGAGGCTTACTGTTTGGTTGCCAAGAACCCTGACACCCACGCAGTAATTGGGTTAGCATAATAATTACCCGGTTGAAACCTTAAAGGGGAGGGATTAACTCCCTCCCTTTTTTTATAAAATATAGCCATGCAAAAGACATATCAATCAATTCAATATAAGGAGTTACACCTTAGAATAAATGTAAACAACAGAAGTCATGCTATCGACTTCACGGGAGGCACAACCTATCCGAAGGTGATAAACGGAACGTTTCAGACCAACGACACGGACATTCAGAACGCCTTGGAGCGTAGCCCCAGCTTTAATAAGATGTACCGTCTGATGCTATCCGAAGGGGTTAGCGACACCGTTCCTGATAGCTCAATGCCTGATTTAAAACGCCTGGAAATTGAAAATGCCGAACTCAAGGCAACCATCGAGGCTATGAAACAGGATGCAGCCAGGGATAAAGCACAACAGACCACCGAGGAGTTTAAAGCAGAAACGGTTAAGGTGAGTGGGGTTTACAACCTGCAACAGGCCAGAGACTACCTTGTCAACAACCACGGCTACAACAAACGAAGCCTTATCAACCCGGCAACGATAAAGAAAAGAGTAGAGGAGCACAACATCGAGTTCACCGACTTTGTATTTGAATAACCATGACCAGGGAAAATATCATAGAGCGTGTAAAAGCCCGTATTGATGAGCTGAACCCATTTACCTCAGAGGAGTTAAACACGGGGGTAAACCTCATTGACAGCATGCTCAACGACAGCACCACAACGTTGTTGCTTACACTTCCTGTACACCTTATAAAACCCTACGAGGTAGACGACTATCCCTCTACCCACGTACAGTATCAGGATGGTAGCGGAAGGATCGACCTGCCTGATGATTTTCTAAGGCTACACACATTTAAGATGAGCACATGGAAAATGGCGGTACACACCCCGATATTTCCCGGACACCCAAAATACGACCTGCAAAAAAGCGTCTACACCATGGGTAAGGAAAATAAGCCTGTAGTGATCATTAAAAACAGTCTTGGGCTTAAGCAATTATATTACTACAGTGTAGACCCATCCAATCCACGCACCATAGAAACCTACTGGCATATACCATCGCTTCTACCAACCGGACTGGAGGATGAACTCATCCCATACCTTTCGTGGCAATGTGCAGCAGACGTGTTACAAATACTCAACGAGGACAAGGCAGCAGAAGGCGCACGATCACAATTACTTAATTTAATCATTTCATCAAACCAATAGCTATGTCACTATATATAAACGGAATACCTCAAACACCAGCTAAGTGGGAAACAGTAGGTGATATAACCTACGTGTTTTACCAGGCCATTCGCCCAGACGCAGCCGACCTTGAAAACGGTGTTATTGAAAAGATCGACAGTTCGGCAGGGACAATAACCTATGCCGAAGGTAACAGGACTTTCGACAAAACATGGGCACTAAGAGCTACCTATGATTATTCACCTTTAACAGAGTAAGACATGGACCCTAGAGTAGATTTGATTTACGGGCTTGTAATGCATAAGCATAGCCCACAGGATATTGAAGGACTTGACACCTCTTTGGTTTACGACCAATGGTACGGCATCCGTCGTGTTAAAGGTCAAACATCAACAGTTTTAACACGCATTGGCAACACCGACCTGCACAAAGCAGTAGGAGGCTTACCAATTCAAAACAAAATGCGTAGATGTTTG